GTTGTTAAGCCATCTAATGGCTGGTACTCTAGGGTTAATATGGACACTGGAGAGGTTGAAGAGAAAAAATTCAGAATGAAAGAGACGAATACGTCAGACTTCTGGCTACCTATTCTTCAGAACGCAGTCTTCACAGACTGGGTACGCGATAAGTATCAGGTTGCTCACGGTGCCATTGTCAAGGACGATGAAGTCGAGCAATTCATTGGAGATGTTGTTGAGGCATGATACTTAACATTCTGACCACGGCAACTCCGAGACCAGAGTTGCAAGTAGAAACGTTGTTGCCGTGGCTTAGAGCGTTACATGAGAGCAGAATATTTGATCGTATAAATTGGTTTGTTAATCTCGACAAGCCATCTATCTTTACTGCGAAGCAATTTCTTATTGGCAAAAAATTCATTCATGAGCGATTTCGTTACTTGCATATTCACTATACGGAAAATTTAGTTAATCCTACATTTGCAAAAAGCTCTAGAACCCTATATGAAAATTGCAAAAAAAATATAAATAAGGCTGAAGATAATTACTTCTTTTGGCTTGAAGACGATTGGGTAATGGATCGTGAAAAGTCGATTGATGCGATTAAAAATTATCTCTTATCTGGAAAAGATATTCTACTCTTTAACGGTAAAAATAAAATCACTGGCAATCCAAATATTGTTCGTCAGAAATTTTTTGATGGCGTTCATGATGTAGTTGTGAGGGAAAACATTGATCCAGAAATGGCAATGATGAAAGCCAAGTATGAGATTTATCCTGAAATTGTTAAGACGATATTTTATCCTAGAGATCCTCTTCATGAAGAATTATGTTACAGACCTTCTGTATGTCTGTGTACTGACATCGGCAGAACATGGAGAAATTTAAGAAATGTACACAAGACATCTAAACTTAAAGTCGATCAAGATACTTGGAGAAAAATAAACAAATGAACGAAAACCACTTATTCACAACAGAATATAAAAAACTTTTAGAAAAAAAACACGAAACAGGTACAGCAAAGCGAAAGTTTAGAGCATGGGGTGGCGCGGTAGTTCAAGATATCCAGTATGTCATGAAGTTTATTCATACATATAAAATCAATAGTGTTCTTGATTACGGCAGTGGTTCTGGCCATTTTAAACAGTGGCTAGATGAAAATGGTCGTGATGACATAGAAGTGCTTGAATACGAGCCAGGCCGAGAAGACAAACGCGAAAACAATCATCCTAGACAAGCAGTGATTTGCGTTGATGTGTTAGAACATGTTGAGCCAGAATTGATCGATAATGTTCTTCAGGACATCGAACGTTGTATGCTAGAGTTTGGTTGTCTTATTCCATCAACAATACCTGCTGTACAGATATTAGCGGATGGAAGAAATGCACACTTAATTGTTGAAAGTGTTGAATGGTGGGAATCAAAGATTTCACAGTATTTTAGAATTCATTCGATTTTCAGACGAAAAGGCAATACACCGATATTCATAGTAAAAAAGAAGTCTTGACAATCTATCATTCGGATAGTAGAATGAATACTTTAAGTAATTAGCGTTGGAGATAGAATGACAATTGAGCAAATGATTTTTAGTAATCTGATTGGCAACGAAGCATACCTCCGTAATGTTTTGCCTTATTTGAATAGTGAATATTTTTCAAATCATGCCGAGCGCACACTGTTTCAATTGATAAAAGAATATTTTGAGAAATATAATTCGCCGCCGCAAGTGGAAGCTCTTCGTATTGAAGCCGAGAATAAAACAATGTCTGAGGGTGACTTTAAAGAAATTTTACAGACACTTGATGACCTCAATTTTATAGCCGATGACTACGACTGGTTGATGAAGCAGACTGAAAAGTTCTGTCAAGACAAAGCAGTGTATAATGCAATCATGGAATCGATTCAGATTATTGATGGCAAAAGTGATAGAGATAAAGGTAGTCTGCCTCAGATTCTTCAAGATGCTCTTGGCGTATCGTTTGACTCTAATATCGGTCATGACTTTCTCGAAGACTTCGAAACACGATACGACTTCTATCACAAGGTAGTTGAGCGTCTACCGTTCGATCTAAAATTCTTCAATACAATCACTCGCGGTGGCATTCCACGTAAAACACTGAATGTAATTCTAGCTGGCACTGGTGTCGGTAAGACTTTGATCATGTGTGACTTTGCCGCTACGAATATGATGAACGGTAAGAATGTATTGTATATTACACTCGAAATGGCAGAAGAGCGTATTGCCGAGCGTATTGATGCGAATCTAATGAACGTGCCTCTGAATGAACTTGAAACGTATCCAAAAGAAACTTATCAGACTAAGGTAGAGCGATTACAGAAAAAGACACAAGGTAAATTGATCATTAAAGAATATCCACCTGCATCTGTAGGTGCTGGTCACTTTCGACATCTCCTGAATGAGATGAAACAGAAAAAGAACTTTGTACCAGATGTGATCTATATCGATTACTTAAACTTGGCTATCTCTTCTAGAATGAAGATGGGCGGCAGTGTTAACAGTTACACTTATATCAAGTCGATTGCTGAAGAACTGCGCGGTCTTGCTGTTGAATTCAATGTGCCTCTCTTCACAGCGACACAGACAAACCGAAGCGGTTTCACGAACTCTGATGTCGGTCTCGAAGATACGTCTGAGTCGTTTGGTCTGCCTGCTACTGCTGACTTTATGTTTGCCGCGATCTCAAATGAGGAACTCGAATCTCTAGGACAACTGATGATTAAGCAGTTGAAGAATCGTTATGGTGATCCTGCACTGCATCGCCGATTCGTTGTTGGTGTTGATCGATCACGCATGAAACTGTATGATGTTGAACAGGACGCGCAAGACAATATTGGTCCCAGTATTGATGACACGCCTGTTATGGACAATACATCGTTTGGTCGTGGTGTGAACCGCGAGAAGTTTGACAAGTCATTGTTTGACACATGGAAGTAACATGCATAGAATAAGATACAAACATTGGAAAAGAGATGATGTAATATATGAAGTTCAAGGTACAATATTACATGATAATCCTGAGTCTGAAAGAATTGTCGTAAAACTTGAAAACGAACATTACGAAGACATCATTAAGACAACGATTATTGAGATTGAGGAAATTGTGAATGATTGAATATAGATTTAATGAAGACAAGCTGATTGAAGAGTTCAAGCAATATATCGATTCGACATATAAACAACACTATGTCAATGCTGGCAAACAAACGATGGATTCAATCATCGCAAAAGGACATGGTACTGGCTTCTGTCTCGGCAATATTGAGAAGTATCATGATCGATATGGCAAGAAGGGCGAGACACCAGAAGAGTGGAGAAAAGACCTGATCAAGGTTATGCACTACACGCTGTTTCAATTGTTCATTCATGACAAGGAGCATTCAAATGAAGTTTCGGATACTTAGACATTGTTGGTGGATGTTTTGGGCGGGCGGCATGGTCGTCTACCCTTTCATATTTTTTAGAATGAGATATCCGACTGATCAACTATTCAAACACGAGTTAATGCATTGCTATCAGATTAGAAGGATGGGCATACTCAAGTTTTATTTTACATACGTCCTGCTGTACATTCGTCACGGCTACAACAATCATCCCTATGAAAAAGAGGCACGAGAGTACGCTAGATTGCCTCTAAATCCGAACGAACAGGTGTGGTTCGCAGAACTCAAAAACGTTAATTTTTAATAAAAAATAAATCAAAAAACGCTTGACAGGCACCTCAAAACCAGCGATAATTCTCTATGTTGTTGGTGAGATTGAGGTGTTCTGTTATGAAAATTGGTTATAAAGAAGCCGCCGAAGCGTTAGAAGTTTATGACTTGGCGATGAGCTATGTTGACTGGGCAGAGGCAAAGCATGATGTGAGCTACCAGGAAGTCATTGGAGCGCAGGCAGTGTTGCGTGAAGTAGTTGCCCACTGTGATCCTATAGAAGCTCAGGCCGACGAATTCGCCGCGATTCTGCGAGACATGTAAGTCATTGATTTCATTACTTATTTCTTTTTGTTATTTGCCCGTGATTTCTTATGAAAAACTGTTCTCAGAAAGTGTGAATATTGCATTGTTTTCTATGGCTACCTGTGAGATAATACTCCTGTAACGTTGATTGAGAGAGAGATTTGATTATGGCTTACGTATCACAAGAAGACAAAAAGCGACTTGCTCCTGGTATCAAAGCGGTACTGAAAAAGTACGGCGTGAAAGGCACTATCGCTGTTCGTCATCACATGTCACTGGTCGTGACTCTGAAGAGCGGCAAGCTCGACCTGATCGGGTCTGCCCAGCGACACAATGACCAGTTGGCGGCTCGCCGTGGTGAAGAGTCTTACCCAGTCGGTGACTATCTTCAAGTAAACCACTTCTGGGCTGACAAGTGGGCTGAAGAGACTGGTGATATCGAGATCGGTAACTTCTACAAAGAGTTGGTAGCGGCCATGAAAGGCGACCAGTTCTTCGATGAGTCTGATGCCATGACTGACTACTTCCACTGTTCGCACTACCTTGACATTGATGCTGGTAAGTGGAACAAGCCCTACGTCTTGGAGGCCTGAGTTCTTTGGTGAGTGTGTGCGTTCGAAAATTGCTACCGATTGCTATGTTGCACCACTCACTGTTTTTTATTCGGAGTTTGTTATGAAAAATCCAGTTGCTAAGAATGCTCGCCGCTTTAACAAGGCAGTGGTCATGGTCGACCGTAAAAAGGCGGCAAAGCGTGGTTATAACAAACACAAATCTTATAACAAAATATTCTAAATTTTGTTGAAAAAAAGTTTGACTTCCTTGGCTACCTGTGAGATAATTTGTTTGTTGAGTTGAGAGGTCTGGCGCGATTCTTCGCTAGGGACTCCGAGTCCACTGCTCCTCTCTTCCCCTTTTTCTTTTGAGGAATATATTATGAAAGCAATCATCCAAACCCAACACCTCGAAAACTACGGTGCCCACGACTGGGACGGTAAGGGCGAGTGCCCGCAGTACTGGAAACCCAAGGGTGGCAACACCTACATCTTCGATATCACTATCGAGGAGAACATGTCACGCGAGTGGTGGGCGCGTGTTGAGTCTGCTTGCACCAGCAAGAGCGAGTACTTCCAAGAGTACTCCGTTGGTGAGACCGTGGTCGATGATATCGACTTCAATGTCGCTGACCACTGTGCTGAGTGGGATGCACCGTACTATGGCACGGTCAAGGACGACCGTGTGTCTTTCACTCGCACCACTCTCAACACCGAGTTCGGTTATATGCGCAAGGAAATTGTGAAGCAGTTCGATGCGTATGATGTGTTGAACAACGGCGAGAACGTACACCACGGTGTTTCTTATGAGATGGTGAATGGCGATGTGGTCCTCTTCAAAGACCTCAGCGCGTGGTTAGAAAAGTATGCACCTGCGGAGTTTCATTTAATGAGGCAGCTTCATCAAATGGAGGTGGCGTAATGACTATCGAAAAAATTGAAGAAAAGATGAAGGCAATTCAGATTGCAGAATCTTGTATTAACAGCGTGTTGTCGGTAAATCCGTCTGCTGTAGATCAGAGTGTTTTTGGTCTGCTGGCAGAGTTGAAGATGGACCTGCTTGACGCGAAAGATGAATTGATGTTTGGAGAAATTGCATAATGGAAAATACTTATTGGAATCAGACTGGCAAGTATCAAGAGCAGTACAATCAGATGATGGACGATCTGGTGCCTGTAAGCGGCAACTGTGACACACTTGCTGGTGAGTTGGTGCGTTCCGCGAGTCGTCTCGGTTATGACTTCTACAACAATGGCATGGGCAACAATACGTCTGGTGCGCTGAACTTCCTAAAGCATCATTCTGCCATTGATGATGATGTCTATGACACGATCTATGAGTACACTCGCGGTCGTATTTACAATGGCAACTATAACGGTGATGTTTTTCACTACGCTATCGAGCGAATGATCGACCAGACAATGGCGATGATTGTCAACAATCCTGTGTTGCTCACGATTGAGAACAAGGAAGATATGTTCGATTACGAAGAAGAGTTCCAGAACTTCTGCGAGACTTGTGGCGATGAAACCGACCGCGGCTGGCAGTGTTATGACTGTGAGCGATATGATGAGGAAAATTGTTACGATGAGGAAGAGGACTACGCATGAGAGACGCAACTATTTGGTTGGTAACTTATAAGGGTCAGACTGAATCGCCTTATACTTGGTCCGCAAATTACTTCGAACAGGCTCGTAATCTGATGAAAGAACTTGAGAATGAGTTTCCAGATCGCGAGTGGGACATCGAAGAGAAAGATGTCTCTTAGAGTCTTATGGTGCAAGTGATGATGAACTCGTCCGCTCTCACGCGAGCCTTTAACTTCTCGGTGCAGTATTCTTCTGCACCTACTATCTTCACTTTAGGCAATTCGCCTTTCTCGTGTTCAATGTCGATACTTGAACAACCGACCAA